AACCGAATCTGCCGCATACATCGAAGTACTTCCACGCAGTGCGACAGGGAGCGGCAGCGCCACGGCTGGCAGCACTGCGGTCGGACTACTGATTGCATTCAGAACGGCAAGCGGAACCGGATACGGCACAGATAGCACCACTTCGCTATGGGGCAAAGTAAGAACTGCAACTGGCTCTGGCACCGGTGATTCTTCTACCGCGCACAGGATGGAACTGTTTCGCACTGCCACCGGCTCGGGCACCGGAACCGAAACGGCAGAAGGCAGGAAGGTGTTTGCTGTTTCTGCAACTGGTTCTGGTACCGGTAGCGAGACGCCAGCATCTTTCTACAAGGTCCTCATCTTCCGCCCACCAACTGACAACTTGGTCCGTTGGGCGGATGTGTCTGGATATGGAATCGAAAACAGATTCTTCCGTTACCTCACCCCTGGTGCTCGCGGTAGAAACGTCTACAAGTTGACTGACGGAACCTTTACAGAAAATGAGCAAAGAGACCTTTCCACTGTTGCCGTCATCTACTATGGTGGACACGAGAACATAGTTACCCAAAGCGAAAAGGACGCCTTAGTAGCCGCAGGGTACGGAGCATACGTAACCTGACGGGGGATAATGAAACACAGAGAGACGCATCCCAACCTCGACGTTGAAGGCTGCTTTGCTTGCCGCATTTCGCACGTAGCCGTCTCTGGTTCGGCAATGCCCACGCGCAGCAGGGCCGTGTCTGACATGAACAGCAAGGAGCGTGTTCTCGACAAAGACCTAGATGCATACAAGCGCATCAGGAAAACCGGTGGACAACCCACCCAGATTGACGGGTCCGCCCGTCTGGAGGCGACGGCTAACTAATGGCTGCCAAGAAGAAGACCAAGTCACGCGTGAATGAGGCCGGTAACTACACCAAGCCCGAGATGCGTAAGCGCCTATTCAAGAAAATCAAGGCTGGCTCTAAAGGTGGAGACCCCGGCGAATGGTCGGCACGCAAAGCACAACTGCTCGCTTCCGAGTACAAGAAGGCTGGCGGGGGTTATAAATAATGGCTTTGGCTAAATCCCAGAAGTCGCTGAAGGACTGGACCGCCCAGAAGTGGCGCACGTCCGATGGCAAGCCATCTAAGGGCAAGAAGCGCTACCTGCCGGACGCGGCATGGAATGCGCTAAGCCCGTCTGAAAAAGCCGCAACAAACAAGGCAAAAGCCAAGGGGAACAAGGCTGGCAAACAGTTTGTCAAGCAACCCAAGAAGGTTGCGGAGAAAACCAAGAGGTACAGGTAATGGCAATCACATACCGTGGCGAGCGTTTTGCTGGCTACAACAAACCCAAGCGGACCCCAAATGCCAAGAAGTCCCATGCTGTTCTTGCCAAAGAGGGCAACAATGTCAAGTTGATTCGCTTTGGTCAGCAGGGCGTTCAGGGTTCGCCCAAGAAAGCGGGCGAGTCAGCCGCCTATCGCAAGCGGCGTGAATCCTTCAAGGCTCGTCATGCCAAGAATATTGCCAAGGGCAAGATGTCTGCGGCATACTGGGCTGATAGAGTCAAGTGGTAACCGAAAGGAACAGACATGCCCAAAGTTGGTAAGAAGGAATTTTCCTACAGCAAGAAGGGAATGGCAATGGCTAAGGCCGAGGCCAAGAAAACTGGCAAGCCCATGAAGATGGGTAAGGGAAAAAAGAAGAAGTGAAAGGCTCCAAGTCAAAGAAGCCTGCCAAGGAAATGGCAAAGCCACCCAAGGGCAAAAAGGGCAAGCGCACTCGCAAGAGTTCCGCCAAGGCTCAGGCTGGTTCTTTCCCGGGCTACGGAGGATACGTCTACTAGTGACTACGGTTGCGACTGTCCTTGACAGGGCGTCGCGTCAGATGTTGGCAGGGGTCGTTGAAGAACGCAACAAGTTGGCGTCGAGCCTTGATAGCAGCACGACAAGTGTTGTTCTGTCTTATGACCTTGGCGGCTTTCGTGCTGGTTCTGTATTCGAGATTGAGTCAGAACTCTTTTACGTTTGGGAAGCCAACACGGCAACCAAAACGCTAACCGTTCAGCGCGGTTTCAACGGCACCACTGCCTCGGCACATTCGGCAAATGTATTGGCAACGCTGTCCCCTCGTTTTCCACGCGCCCAAATGTTTGACGCGGTCAACGCCGAACTGGATGACCTTTCGTCCACGATGAACGGATTGTTTCGTGTCGTGACTACTGATTTGACCTACAACGGCTCAGACAGACAAATCAACATCACCAACTCCGGGACCATCATTGAACTTCTTGATGTTCGTCTCCGCTATCTTGCCGACGAACACCCCGTAATTCGTTCCGTTCGCCTACAAACCGGTTTGCCAACGACAGACTTTGCGTCAGGCAACACCCTCGTATTTGATGAGCCCGTGATGGCTGGCACGGTGCGTGTCCGCTACAAGGCTCCATTCACTCGCGCCACCTCGGAATCCTCTGACCTGACCACCAACTGTTTCCTACCGACAACCTGCGACGACATCGTGGAAACCGGTGTCATCATGCGCATGATGAACGGGCGCGAAATCAAGCGCAACTTTACGGAGTCACAATCGGATACACGGCGGGCAAATGAAGTTCCACCCGGAGCCGTTAGGGATTCATTTTTGGGTCTTTTGCGTCTACGCAGAGAACGCATTGGTGCCGAAGCAGCACGCCTAAAGTCTCAGTATCCAATCAAGTTTAGGAAGTAGCCGATGGCTACGCTTACGCGTTTCAAGGACGCGTTCAAACCAGCGACCGCGTTCTACACGGGCACTGGTGCGACGCAACTCGTACCTGATGTTTTCCCTGTCGCCATCAACGGGCGACCGTACATGATTGACACTGCGGCGAACTCGTTCACTCGACAGTACGATGCGCGTGTCCGCGATTCGGTGGACCAGTCAACTGAGCCTGGTGAGTCGGCGTTGAACCCGCAGGGGTTGTGGCGTCGTTCGCAGTCATCGTGGCACTACGGGGCAGGGCAGCAGTACTCGGATACGGCTGACGCTGAGGCGTACAGGTTCTATTCGAGCAAGGGTGTCAATCCGTGGACCAAGGGGCGTTTGTCGCTTCTGCGTGATACGACGAATGTGTATCCGACTTCGGGTACGAATCTGTATGCGGTGACTGCCGACGGTCGCCTGTATGGGACTGATGGGCAGAACGTGAAGTACACGACGGATTTTGTGACGGTGACTACGGTGACTGGCACACAGGCGTCGAATCTGTATTCGATTACGTCGGATGGCTACAACGTGTTCTATTCGTATGCGAATGGTGACATTGACCAGACGAAGGCGGACATCTCTACTTCGTCGGCGTACATCACTGGCATTGAGGCTGGCGTGCTGGCGTACGTGCGAGGCCGTCTCATGGTCGCTGGGCAGGGTACCGATAAGCGCAAGATTTGGAACATCACCACCCCAGCACAGTCGTCAGCGAATAACCCGTCTCCGCTTTACACGCATCCAAACACCAACTGGAACTGGGTCGGTTTCGCCGCTGGGCAAACCCACATCTATGCCGCAGGCTACGCGGGAAATACGAGCATCATCTACAAGACCCAAGTAAAAGCCGACGGCACCGCGCTCGACATTCCGACCGCCGCCGCCGAACTACCACTCGGTGAGATTGTCCGTTCCATCTACGGGTACCTCGGCTACATCATTCTTGGCACGGACACAGGGTTCCGTTTCTGTTCAACGGACACCGACGGCAACCTCACCGTCGGCCCGCTGGTTGAGACTGGGGCTGCGGTTGGTGCGATGGCTGGCATCGGCAAATACGTCTACTTTGCGTGGTCCAACTTTGATTCCACTTCCACCGGTATCGGGCGTATGGACATCTCGGTGTTCATCTCCCCGAACCAGCCTGCGTACGCAACCGACCTGATGGCAACCGCCCAGGGTACTGTGCAAGCGATACATGAGTTCCAGAACGATGTACTGTTCACGGTGTCTGGCGTCGGCGTATTCCAGCCGCACGCCACGAACCTCGTCGCCTCTGGCTATCTGCGGTCAGGTATCTACCGTTGGGGTGTACCAGACCCGAAGATTGTCGCCAAACTCGACCTGCGCGCCCTACCTCTCGACGGTTCGGTGACCCTAGCCATCTCAAACGACGGCGCAGATTTCCACGAGTTCACCGCCTGGACCGCCTCCGACCAGAAAGAAGCCACAGTCGAAGGGCTGGAGGACAAAGCGTTCGAGGCCGAGATAAAGGTGACGTTGGAGAGGAACTCGACGAACTCGGCTTTGGGTCCGATTCTGACCCGCTGGATGGCGAGGGCGTTCGTCGCTTCGCTACGCAGCCAGATTTTCACCGTACCCCTACTCATGCACCACAAACTGCAGATTGGCGGCAGGGAGTATTGGCAGGACGTGAACAACGAGATGCGGCTACTGCGCGACCTGGTGGACACCCCGAAGGTCATCGTCTATCAGGAGAACGAGGAGACGTTCCCCGTGGTCATTGAGAACGTTCAATGGCAGGCTTTGAATCGGTCCTCGGCTCAGGCGAACTGGGATTGGGAGGGTACGGCTATTGTGGTCATGCGGTCCATCCGCTAGTGCTATGATGAGGAACCAATGGCAGCAGTAACTCGCAGACAGTACAAGGGCGCAGCCGCGCAGACGACCATCACCAACGCGCTTGCGTCTGGTGACACGTCGATTACGATTGCGGCGACGACGGGTTGGCCTTCGTCTGCTGGTGTGCCGTTCTATGTGGTCATTAGTCCTGGGACTGCTGCTGAGGAGAAGTGCACGGCAACCATCTCGGGTTCCACCCTGACCCTTACCCGTGCGCAGGATGACACGACCGCCCAGAGCCATGCTTCGGGTGCGACCATCTACCCCGTGTTCAGTGCGGATGATGCTGATGAGGCGAACTTTTTGGCTTCTCGTTGGACTACGAAGGGTGACCTTGTTTCGTTCAATGGTACGGATGTTGCCCGTCTTGGGGTGGGTACGAATGATTATGTGTTGACGGCTGATTCGGCTGAGACGACGGGGTTGAAGTGGGCTGCGATTCCTGCTTCGGTTGACATTCTCCAAATACAAGTCTTCAGTTAGGATAGGAGAACATGGCTACATTCACGAAAAAGAAACTGTCTGGTTCAACGGATGGTAAAGCAATCAAGGTGACGGGTACGTCTACGTCTGCGACGGTGACGGTGCATACTGCTGTTGCTGGTACGACGGTGGGTACGTTTGATGAGATTTGGTTGTATGCGAATAATACGTCGGCGTCGAGTGTGAAGTTGACGATTGAGTGGGGTACTGCTACTGCGGCTGATGGGAACATTGAGTTGACGGTGTTGCCTGAGGCTGGTTTGGTGACGGTGATTCCTGGTTTGGTTTTGCAGAATGGGATGGTTGTGAAGGCGTTTGCTGGTACGGCTGACGTTATTTTGTTGACTGGGTTTGTCAACGCGATTGCGGCGTAACTGATGGCTACGGCTCGCCGTCAACTTGGGTATGTGTCGTCGCAGTCGTCTCAGGTTGTGCCGTCATTCCCTTACGGTACGGCTACGGGCGGTTCGTCATCGTCTATTACGGTAAGTGGTCAGGCGTACACGCTTCTCACCTTCACATCTGATGACAACCTTGTTGTGTCTCAGGCTGGGCTGTTTGACTGCTTGCTCATCGGCGGCGGTGGCGGTGGTGGTGCTACTAATGGTGGCGGTGGCGGCGGCGGTGCGATAGTAGGTCTCGCATCAACGACGACTGTTTATCTTGCCGCTGGAACTTATGCGGTAGATGTTGGTGCTGGCGGTGCTGGAAGTGGTAACTATCCGAATGAAGGTGCGGCTTCATACATCGGCTCAATCATTTCTGCGTGTGGTGGTGGCGGTGGTGGGTCAAATGTTGGTCAAGCGCAGAAGCGTGGCGGTAACGGCGGTTCTGGTGGCGGTACGGCTAGCGGCTATGAAGGTGGTAGAAGTGTTGATGAGACATTTGGCAACGATGGTGGAGACAGCAACGGTGTAGGTGCTGGCGGTGGTGGTTATGCGTCTGCTGGCGGACAGGATAACGGCACGACAGGTGGCGCAGGTGGCAACGGTGGTGACATCTCAGCGTGGATAACGGGTGCTACTGCGTACCGTGCGGCTGGTGGCGGTGGTGGAAGCACATCAGGCGGTGGTACGGCTGGTAATGGCGGCGTAGCAGGCGTGGCAGGTGGAACGGGCAACAATGCGACTACGGCTGGTTCGGGTGGTGGCGGTGCTGGCGGAACTACGGCTGGCGGCAACGGTGCGGCTGGTGTCGTGTATGTAAGGTTCAAGGTATGAGCGACACACGCACCTACTTCGCAAAAGTTGAGAACGGCATCGTGACCGATGTTCGTGTCGTCGCCTATGACTTCATCGTGGCGAACCCTGAGCGTTACGGTGACGCTTCGCTATGGGTAGAAACTTTCTACGATGGCTCTCAGCGTGGCAAGTACGCTGGCATTGGCGACACCTACGATGTCGAGAATGATGTGTTTGTTTCACCGACAGTTGAGGTAGCGGAATGAGTCGTTCGTATTTTGGTTATGTGTCGTCGCAGACGACTGACAAGGTTCCTGTGATGGATTACGGTGTGGCGACGGGTGGTAGTTCGTCGTCTATCACGGTGGGCGGTCAGGCGTACACGCTTCTCACCTTCACATCTAGTTCCACCCTCAGCGTCACGAAAGGTGGCCTGTTTGACATCTTGTGTGTTGCGGGCGGGGCGGGAGGCACTTCGGGTGGCGGCAATGGCGGCTCTGGCGGCGGTGGCGCTGGCGGTTTTGCACAACAAACGATTTATCTTGACGCAAACGCAACTGTGACGGTTGGTGCTGGTGGTGCGGCAGGAACAGGCGGCGTAGCACAAGATGGTTCTATCGGTTCGCCAAGCGTGGTGAGCGCATTCGCGGCGGTTGGTGGTGGTCGTGGCGATAACGGCAATAGTGGGGGTTTCGGTTCGTCAGCAGGTGGTTCTGGTGGTGGTCGTGGCGGCTACTCAACTTCGGCTGGCGGTGCGGCTACTACGGGTCAAGGCAACGCAGGCGGCGCAGGTCAAGGCGGTACAGGCGGCAACAATGGTGGTGGCGGTGGTGGTGGTGCTGGTGCGGCAGGTAGCGCAGGCTCAGGTAATGTCGGTGGCGCAGGCGGCAACGGCACATCACTCAGCACATTCACAGGCGGTACGAACACCGACACGAAAGCGGCTGGTGGCGGCGGTGGCGGTGGCACAGGTGGCGCAGGCGGCTCGTCAGGTGTGGGCGGTGCAGGCACTTATGTTGGCACGGCAGGTTCAGCAGCAGCCAACACAGGTTCAGGCGGCGGCGGCGCAGGCTACAACGGTTCAACATTCGGAAACCCTGGCGCAGGCGGCTCAGGCATCGTACTCGTAAGGTTCAAGGTCTGATAATGGCACACTTCGCACAACTCAACGGCGATACCGTCGCACAAGTAATCGTCGTGAGCAACGATGACTGCGGCGGCGGCAACTTCCCTGAAAGCGAACCTATCGGTCAGGCGTTCATCGCATCGCTAGGTCTTGCAGGTGAATGGAAGCAGACAAGTTATTCGGGAAGTTTCCGTGCCAAGTACGCTGGTATCGGTGACCGCTACGACGCAGAACTAGACGAGTTCGTAACACCAGCCGTCGAACCGACGGAATAACTAATCGAACGGCGTCTCGTCGTCACCCCACAACGACAACACCCACAACAACAACGCAATCGGTACAAACAACACCAACCCCACCCCAACCAAAAAAACTAGAAACAAATCACGCACACCTAACATCGTAGTGTGCTTACCCTTCTCGCAATCCTCTTACCCCTCACCCCAGTCCACTGCCACACCACAGGCGAACGCTGGGAAGACACCCGCAGCACGGAGGAACTACTAGAAATAGGGGCAGTAGAACTCTGTAACGGCGGAGGCATACGACAAGGCTCAAAAATCACCGACGAACAACGCCAAGTCGTCAACACCATCATCGTCGTAACAGTCGTAGCCGCCGCAACGACTAGTATCAGACGCAAATGAAACGCCTCCTCGACTACGTGAAAGAAAACTCGTGGACCGTCGCAGGCATCGGCCTGGTCCTCATCACCCTCTCGGGCCCTACCCTCAAACAAGCCCTATGGATAAGCGGCGTAGCACTGGTGCTACACTCAGTCCTGACCTTCACAGGGGGGAAAGATGACTGACATCATGCTCAAGGCCAACGCAACGGTAGCCAAGTTCCTCGACCTCGGACAACGCCTGTTCTCCCTGTTCCTCGCCAACGCCCTACCCGCCGTCACAGGTGGCGCGGTAATCGGCGTGTCGGTCGCCAAGTCCGCCCTCCTCGCAGGATTCATGGCCGTCGTACAGGTCATCCAGAAACTTGCCGCCGCATCCACCGACGGCGAGTTGACAAAGGAAGAAATCCAAGAAGCCTTCGGGAAGAAGTAATGCCCGACAAATACCCCGTCGTCAAAGTCACCCTATGCACCCACCTGAAAGGGGTAAAACCTGGTGAACTCGCTCCCGAACTTCTTCGCGGCATTGAAGGCAAAGGCAAACTCCATCATTGTGCGGCTGACGCATACGAAGCAATGGACGCAGCAGCCAACGCCGAAGGAATCGACCTCTCCCCAACCAGCCAAGCCGACACGTACCGTTCGCTCGAAACCCAAGAGTACGGCTTCTACCAAAGGTACACGGACAAACCAGGGAAAAAACTCCTCAAGCAAACGCCGCGCATCTACAAAGGGAAACTCTGGTACCTCAAAAAAGGGTTAGCGCCAATGGCGGTCCCAGGCACCAGCAACCACAACCTCGGCATCGCCATCGACATCGCCCACGCCTCAGGCAAACGCTTGGAGTGGCTGCTCAAACACGCACAGTCATTCGGCTTCTCATGGGAAGTCCAGTCCGAGCCGTGGCATTTGCGCTACGTTGCGGGCGACAACGTGCCCACACGCGTCAAAGAGTGGCTTGCGAACAAGCCGACTGAGGCATAATGGATGGGGGCTGGGCGCTCATCTTGGCTGCTGTAGTCACGGCAGTCGGAGGTGTAATCGTCGGAGTCCTCCAGCAGTTCAAGAGAGAAAACCACGACGACCACGCGTATGTGCGTGGAGTGCTGACGATGCTGTACAAGTCTCAGAACCGCATCGAAACAAAAGTGGACAAGGTTGACGAACGGCTCACCCGTCACCTAGATTCTCATGCCTCGGAGGGGATGCTTGACAATGGGCGAACAGTTCAGCAAAATGGAGTTGAAGGCAATAAGCAGGTTTCTTCGTAAGGTCTACCCAGGGGTGACCGAGCAAGACGACTTGTGGAATCTGATAGCCAAAGTCGAACAACTCGTAAAGGGGAACAATGCCAGACAAACTCGCAGGTTCGGAGATTCTCCTCCGGGCACATGAACTAATTACGCGCGATAGGCAAAACACTTACGCCCATCCACTGGAAGATTATTCCAGGACTGTTGCAATCTTCAACGCCATGAAGGGTGAACAAGTAATGACGGCAGAGGACGGCATTTTGTTCATGGTGTGCGTAAAACTTTCGCGCTTGATGAACGAAATGAAAAACGGCCTCGATGTCCCAGACAACATCATTGATGCCGCCGGTTACATCGGATGCCTGGAGATGGTGCGCAAAGCAAAGCATCGCAACTGGGAACACGAATGAAAAACAGCGACTGGGACATACAGTCCAACACATTCAACTTCGATGAAGACCTGAAGTATGGGCAGATGGGCGAGAAGCGCATTCGCAAGATGCTGGAGAATTTGGTTGAAGGTTCGTTCGAGGTGAAGTCGGACCGCTACCGCAACGGCAACATGGCCGTTGAGATGCGTCAGAATCCCCGGCGTTGCGGCAAATGGATTCCGTCTGGACTACAGGTAACCAAGGCTCAGTGGTGGGTGTACATCTTTTCAATGGATGGGGGCTTTATCATTGTGTCCGTAGACAGGCTGAAGCGTTTTATTGAGGCGAACATGGAGACTCTGGAAACACGCGATTTTGCAAGGCGTTCTGACAACCCGGCATGGGGTTATCTTTTGAAGCCGAGCGACGTAGGCTCATTGCTCTACGACAAGAGGTATGACGCATGAATCAGTGTCCTTGGTCTTTGGTTGCTGTTTACTGGACGGACGCTTTTGATTCGTCCAACGGTTGGATTGACATGAAGGACTACAAAGCAAAGCCGTGTCATGTCGT